ATAATGGCACAAATATTACAACTCAAAAAGCAATGTATAGGGAATTAAAATATTTTGATGATAATTTGATAGGACAAGAAGCAAAAGAAGATTTAGAATATTATGAAAAAATAAAGGAATTAAATGAATATGCGAATGAATTCTTCAAAAAAATATGCAAGGATTGTTTTATAAATCTAAATAGTTCAATATTGCCAATAAGATTTCATATGTTTGCGATTAATTTTAAAGATATTTTAAAAGAAGATCAATTGGGAGGACAATTTTTACAACAAGGAAATCAGAATGTTGTAGATATCTATCATTGTTACAATAGAAACATTGAAGAAATCCAATCAACTATTAGACATGAGATATTGCATTATTCACTTTCAATGAAAAATTATGATTGTGGTGATGAATCTGCTGTATTTTGGGCACTTTGCAAAATATATGATGCAGGAGCATATAAAGAAATGAATAACGAACAACAAAAGATTTATGATTTATTTTGGAAATATAAAAACGAAGAAAAACATGAACTTAATTTTATTGTTCGTTTGGCAGGAAGTTTGGATAAAGAAACAGTAGAATTAAGAAATAAATTAATTTAATCAATATTACATAAAGAATAGTTTGAAGGAATAAATTATTTCGTAATTTGTTGCGAAAGGAGTAAATATTATTAAAAAGAATAAACGATTAGTTATTAGAAAAACAAATAAATTATCCAATATGTCTCAAGATGATATTAAAGAGTTTAATGAAGTAACTAAAAAACTAGAGGACTAAGTAGAATTACTTATAATGATATTATCAAATAGTTTAATGCATATACAAAATTACAACAAAAGTAAAATCAATGCATATACAAAATTACAACAAAAATTCAATTATTAGACTTTTGACGTAAATTTGTATATGCTCTACATAACTTTTGAAGTAAATTTGTATATGCTCTGTCAAACTTTTGTTGTAAAAAGTGTACCCTAAAGTAGGTGTAATAAGAGTTAATTAATAAATAAGAGTTAAAGAATAAATAAGAGAGAAATATAATAAGAGATAGATAGGTTTGCTAAACGCAAAACCAATTTGTTTTCTCTAAAATTAATTTTCTTTTTTAATTCAAACAAAAACAAATGAAAGTAGGGATGATAATAAATGAGCAATAATTCAGAAGTAGAAGAAATAGAAAATGATATGGCAACTCCTGAAGATTATTATGTAAAATTACCTAATCCAATTTATGATGATTTAAGTATTAGTAATGAAGAGTTAACTATATTAACTTTATTGTATAGAAATTATCAGCAATATAAATCCATTGGAATTAGTTCGATTGATATTCTAGCAAAATTAATGTTTGTGGATGCTTCAAGAAATAGAAAAATAGTTGATACTATAAGAGAAGCAATTACAGGTTTAGTTGAAAAAGAATATATCCTTGAATTATATGATTTGCATTATGAATTAATTTCCACTGATGATTTAAGTAAAGACACTTTATTCTTTGTAAAATTAATTAAACCATTGGAAAATTATTATTTTAAAGTATTTGATAAACATTTAGATAAAATATTTGATTATGTTCAATCAACAAATATAGGTAAATTTAGTTTGATTAGATATTATATTGCTTGCTGTAGAGTTTCAAATAATCAAGCATGTTTTGGTTATTTATCACAAACAAAAGTTAAGGGATTAGTAAATAATTCAAAAACAATTCAGAGATATAATAAGATATTGCAAGATGATTTGCATTTGATTAGATATAATAATAGTTATTTGACCGAGGATAAACATTATTGTACTACATACATAGGACATTGGGATGATGAAGCAAACTTTAATAGACAGTTGGAAACAGAAATTAGTGGTAAAGGGTTAATATATACTGATAAAACTCAATCTAATGAAAGAAGGAGTGTTCAACAAAAGATAAACAATATTGAAAAGAATCCTAATGATTTTACTTTGGATGAATTGAGAGAATTATTAAAAGAAAAAGAAGCATTGGAATATAAGGAAACAGAACCAATTGTTGAAGGATTTACTAAAGGAATAGGACTTCAAAATAAAAAACCATTACCATTTCCAAAAGTTTATGAAGAGGATGAAAATCCATATGGGGATGATGATAGAACTGATGCAGAGCGTGAAAGTGATGATGCTTGGTGCAGAAAGAATGAAGAACAAATACCTGAAGAAGTTAGAATATATATGCAAGAACAAGATTACAATGATCGTAGAGATCATGATGATGAAATTAGAAAAATAATTACTCAAAAAAGAGTTGCCAGTATTAATGATTTTAACTTCTAAAACAAATAAAAACAAATTTGAAGGAGCGTGTATTAATAATGATTAATCAAATTCAATTATATTCTTTGAATGAAAAAGCGTTTTACACAAAAAAAGAAAATGAGATTAATGAAATATTATCTTATATAAACAGTCAAATGTATTTATTAAAAGAGTTTAAATTATATAATTTGTTAGGTAATAAAATTTATAAATTTGAAGATTTAAATGATTTTATTTCTCAAAAAGAAGAAAATACATTTATAAGAAAATATATTAAAGCAATGATGAAAAACAATAAAAGCATACTTGGTTCTAATGAATTCAAAAAACTTTTAAAAGAAGATGAACTATATCAATGTTATAATGAAGATAAAAAAACTTTAGAAAAAAGATTGGAAATTAAATTATCTTTAAAGGAATATTTGAAGAAACATAAAAAAATAAAAAATATTAAAAAATATAGTGGAAAAATTAAAGAGATTAAAGAAAAGAAAATTATTCCTAGAGTATTAGATTCTAAATTTTTAAAACCTTATAATCAAATAAGTTCATTTGAATCATCTTTTAGTAGAGATTTAAATATTGAAACTAATGAAACTACAGTAGATATATTTATTGTAAAAGTTCATCATTATTCTATAATGGATAATTTAATTAAAAATGGTTTTACCTTTTGGGGAGATAAATTTATTCCATTTACTGCAAGTGCGGGCCAAATCAGAGAAAAGAAAGTAATTTTTATTCGTGAACGTGAATATGAGAGATTTTCAAATACATTAATGTGTGGATTGAGTATAAAACAAATCAATGAATCTGAGTTAAAGGGATGTAATGTTAATAAATTTTTAAGTTATTTGGCATTAATTTTTTCTGCTACAGATAGATGGGAAAGTTTCGATATTAATAGAGCTATTGTTATTGAAGATTTCTCTACGAATGTTTATGGAGAAGTTGATTATATTGATAATAAAACTTTTGAAGTCACTCCAAGCTATATGCCAATTCCTATAGTTCATTCAGATGGATGTGGTATGATTTTATCTTCAGAATCAGACAAAAATTTTATGTTTAGAATGCCTTGGTTTAAGGGTTTATGTACGCCTTGCAATTTTATTTCTTATGCAAGAAAATTTAACAATAAAAATTTTAAAATAGTAGATATTTATGGTAAGGAATGGGATTTACTTCATGATGGAATATTATATATTTTCAGTCGTAGTCAGTTTAAAATGTGGAAGTATTACCCAAATACTTTAAATGAAGATGGTACTATTAAATATGGATGGGATACTTACAAAGATAATTTTATTAAATATGGTTGTCATGCTAGTAAATGCAATGAAGAAACTGATAAATTTAAAGATGCCAATTTTAATTACCAAATGGAACAGACGTTAACAAATATTTCAGATGATGAAATTGATGAGTTAATTAAACCAACTAAAGAATTATTAACGAAAGCATATACAGATAAAGATACAATGTTAGAAGTGTTAGGAGCAACAAATTCAAATCCAAATAAAAATTATTTACAGCAAGCATTGGAAATTTATTCACCACTTTTAAGAGATTATCATATAAAAGAAAAATTAGCAGATACAATCAATGCAAAAAGAAAAGATGCTAAGTTTGGAAAAATAAAAATTCCTGCAACAAATCTATTTTTAATTCCAGATATTTTTGCATGGATGCAATTTAGTATAAGTGGAATTAAAGATCCAAAAGGCTTATTGGATGATGGAGAAGTTTTTTGTAAGTTGTATAATGGTGCAAGTAAATTATTGGTAGATAGAAGTCCTCATTTGTTCCGTGAACACGCTATTAGAAATAATGCAATAGATAAAATAAAATCTTTTTGGTTTACTACTGATGCGGTATATACATCTTGTCATGATTTAATTTCCAAAACCTTACAATCGACAACGATGGAGACAAATCCATAGTAATCGTTCATAAAAAGATTATCGAAATTGCCGAACGTAATATGAAAGGAGTTTTGCCATTATATTATAGAATGGGAACTGCTGATGCAAAATTAATAAATAATTTTAACATATGGAAATCATTAAAATCAGCATTCAAATTTGGGAATATTGGTACATATAGTAATAAACTAACTAAATTATGGAATGTAGATGAACGCCAAAGGGATGAACAAGTTTGTAAAATACTTTGTTCACTCAATAATTACAGTATAGATGCGGCAAAGTCCCTTATTTTTCCAGAAATTCCATCAGAAATAAATGAACGAATTAAAAAAGTTGATAAAATTAAATTACCTTATTTCTTCAAATTTGCAAAAGATAAAGAATCTGAAAAACTTGCAACAATAAATAAAAGTACAGTCAATAGAATTTGTAAAAAGATTGAAAAAATAGAAATTCCTGATTATAATTTTGAAGGAATTGATAATTTTAAAAGTGAAATGTTATTGAATGACAAAGAGAAAAAGATTATTAATGCTGAAATAACTAAAAAATACAATGAATTAAATAAACTCAAAAGTAAATGGTTTTATAGATCAAAATTACCAAAAGAAGAAATTGCAAATGCTATTTATGCAAGAATCAAAAAGGAGTTATTAGAGGTTGATCCTAAATTGAGTATTGCAGAAGTTGTTGATATTGTAATTAGACATATTTATAAATACAAAAAAACTACAAATGAAAGGAAAAGTTTTCTGTTTAATTGTTTTGGAGATATAATTCTTGAAAATCTTAAAAGTAATATTGAAAACAAAATGTATATTAATTGTTCAGTTTGTGGCGATAGAACTAAAAAAGAAAGTAATAGACAAAAGATGTGTGAAACTTGTGCAGAAAAAAGTAAACAACAAAAAGATAGTTTAAGAAAAAAGAAAAAGAAAAGTCCGAATTTAGAAATTTCGTAACAAATGCCTTAAAACACAATCACAACAATGGTTTCTTGGTTTATTTATGCAATTGCAATATGAAGAGAAATAAATAAAATTTTTGTATCATAATTTACTTGTAACAATATTAGATATATAATGAAATAAATAAATTTTAAAGTATTATCGAGGCTCGGAAATGGTTCCCGACACACTCGAAAGAGTACCTGAGATGATGGATACACCGCCCATCCGATAATACTTTATATGTTTTTAGTAAAGTTCTTTTCCTAAATAAATTAAATCAAAGAAAGGTGAAAATTAAAATGGCAAATGAAATAATTGTTTTTGATCCAAAAGTTGAAAAAATTAGGCTAGATTTGATTGATTATATTGAGTCAAAAGGCTGTAAACAGTCCTTCTTCTGTCGTAAAACAGGATTAAGTGGATGTAGTATATCCTTGTTTATCGCATCAAAAAGATTGTTAGTTCCTGAAAAATTAAAAATCATTAAAGACATAATATATAGTAGTTAAATAAGGTGGGTATTTTAAACATACTGTCCTTTTAATAAGTTTATTCCATTCATTATTTATCCTCCTTTCTCACTCAGAGAGTATTGCAATTTAAAATTTGTGATACTCTCTAATCTTTTAATATAAGCGATTTAAACGGCCTTCTAAGCCTTTAGATTTTGATTAGTGTGTGATTGTATAGGTATGATAATTCTGATTGAATATAGAGCAAATTTTAAAAATAGGTGTTTTGAAACGTGCATGGGAGTAGGGTTGTAGAGGTTGGTTTTTTAATTAAATTTATATCAACCCTTCATTATAACATAAAAATATTAAAACGAAAAGGGGTTTACTTAAATGGAAGAAATTACAGTAAAAGATAAATATAGTTTCCGTTATTATGTCATGAGGTCGATGTCTATGGCTGGATATTGTATGCAGAGAAAATTCATCCTCCATAAGATTTTGCCAGATTATAAATTTCCACGCAGAAACGTATTTTATTTCACTAATTCACCTGCATTGTTAAAATGTATAGAAGAGTATAAGGAATTAAAAAATAAAATCTAAGTGAAAAAGGAGTAAAACAAATGAAATTAATTGAATTTATGAAACATCCATTAAAGAATATATTAATTGGAATACAAATTGTTGGTGGACTTATGGAAGATTATCCAATGGCAACATTAGTATTTATTATTAGTTATGCAATCATTTATAATTTGAATTAATTTTAATGTAAACATTTGTTTACATGTATACATGGTAAACATGTATACATTGTGTTATTAACCTTTATAAATGTATACAAATTAAAAAGGAGTGAAGCAAATGGATGAAACTTTTGAGTCAATAATGGCAACTCTAAATAGAATTGAAAATCAACAATTGGAATTTTATGTAAATATGATGAGAATGGTCGATATTATAAACGAAAATCTAATTAAAAAAGGAGTTGCAAAATGAAAAGTAATTATGTAATCCAAGGAACATATTCTATTGCATTTTTAGGATCTTGTGCTTTATTAATTGGTGATGGTTTGAGAATCCATGCTACATTTTATGATATTTTTGAATTTATTAATTTTCTTTCTACTGAAAAATGCACAAAAGTGTGGAAAGATGATGGAGAAATTAAAGTTAGATTTGAAAAAGATATACAACTATAAACAAATATAAAAATAAATATATTGATAATAGGAGTCCTCAGTTTATTGGGGATTCTTTTTATATGTTCTTTGAAAACTGAATAGATTTTAGGTCGATAGCATCGATTCACTTTGTTATTGGCCTACAAATTGTAAATCAAATAAATAATAATCAAATGAAGAAAGAGGATGATGTTAAAATGGCAAAAGTAAAAGTTGTAGGTATTTATGGTTGGGAAGTTTATGGAATTATACGATATGTAGGTCATGCACACGACATAAAAAATAGCAGACAACACAACCATAAGAGCAAAATGCGACATGGAAAACATACTAAAAAAATGCAAGCATTTTGGAATGAAATAAATGATGAAAGTGCATGGAAATTAGTTGTTTTAGAAGAATGTTCTGTTCATGATTTATTAAAAAGAGAAAGTTATTGGAAAGATTTATATAAGGATACAATTAAAAATACTAATAATATTAAAAACTTAAAAAAGACTTTTAGAACTGGTTTAAATTCAAAAAGACATAAAGAACAATTTAGGGAATTATTTAGTGGAGAAAAGAATCCAAATTACCAAGAAGGAAATATAGATATTGTAATTGCTATAAAATATCTATTAGAAAAAGGAATTAAGAATAAAGAAATTTGTAAAATATTTGATTGTAATCCAGAGTACGTTTCAAGAATTAAAACAAAAAAGCGTTGGAAAGATGTAATTGTTCCTGAAGATTATGTTTTTACATATGAACTCAAATTAGAACAAAAAAATGAGATTGAAACTGCTGAAACAATTTCAACCTCTGAAGAAAATATATTACTTGAAGGTATTATATCATAAATGATTAAAAAAGAAAAAAGTAAGTTTAATGTATCACAAAGTCCAGAAGGAAAATTAAAGAGAACATTTGAAGGTATTTTATTTAGTTCAGAACTTGAATGTAATTACTATAAATACTTATTAGAAGAAAAGGCTGTAGGTAATGTTGTTTCAATAAAACTACAGCCAAAATTCCTTTTACAAGAAGCGTTTATTAAGAATGGTAAAAAATATAATAAAATAGAATATGTTTCAGATTTCTTAGTTGTTTATTCTGATATGTCACAGAAAATAATTGATGCAAAGGGTCAAATGACAAGCGATTTTAAATTAAAATATAAGATGTTTAATAAATTATACTCTGAATTGATTTTAGAATGTTGGTCGTACAGCAAAATTGATGGGGGATGGATACTTTATGAGGATCTTATTATTGCTCGAAGGAATAGGAAGAAGAATAAATCAAAGGTGTGATACATATGCATTCAAATCGAATAATCATCATTCAAAAAGATAAATCTAAACAATTTTTAGATGATAGTAAGAAAAATGTAATTACTCCTGAATTCTTAAAGAAATGTTTACATTTTTACAAGCTTCTCAATAAAAAGAATGATGCTATAAATGAATTTAATAAAAGATATTTAGCATTAGGATTAGTGCCAACAAATCAAATAATAAGTGAAAAAGTTATAGAACTTATTTCAGAAGAAGATCCAATTATACAAACTGATATGGGTTATGAGTTGTTTGGAGATATTTATCAAAGTTTAACTATGGATGATATTGATGATTTGATTAATTTGGTGTAAATAAATCTAAAGGAGATTGATTAATGAATAATAAACAATATGATTGTAATGAAGGATATAAAATTGCTATGGATTTATTTGGTATGATTAATAAGGCCATAAAATCAAATGAAAGTGAAGTTAAAGAAATGAAAACAATTAGTTTAGTAGATGATAATTTAAAAAATATTATGGATAAGGTTCTTGAAGATAAATTAGTTGAGGGAGCAATTACAAAATCATTGATTGGTGTTACTAATCTTAGGGGTATTGGTAAGACTACAGCATTAATTAAATTTGCTAAAAAGTATGGATTTGGAGTATTGTGTTCAGGTGAAATTGCAGAACATAATGTTAAACAACTTGAATTTCAAGGTTTCAAATCAAATAAAACAAATAATGTTAAAAAATGCAGATATGTCATTGATGAAGATGTAAATTATTATGATGCAATAGAAAAAGGTTATGATATTGTTACTGGGTTTATTAATTATAATTAAAACAAATGAAAGTGAGTGATAAAATGATGATGGTTATAAAAGTTGCTGATGTAAAATTGTTTGTTTTGTTTAATAGATATTTTGGTATTTCGTTGAAGGAATTTAAAGAATTAACTGATGAAGATAAATGTTTTTTAAATGAATGTGTAGATGACGTAATTAAAGATGAAGAAGATTTAATTGATGAAGAATATGAATTGGTTTTATCAGAAGATGATAGAGAATTTTTAAAAGGTATTGTTAAGCCAGTAAATATTAATGTTGGTGGTGTGAAAATAAATGATGAAGATATTAAAATTTTAAGAAAAATAGCACAAAAAGAAATATTAAATAAAATTACTACCATTATTGCAAATATTAATGTAAGTGAAAATTTTGATGTTGTTAATATTGCTGATAGAATTAAAGAGTTACTTGCAGAACAAATTGCTTTGAGTGGAAAAGGAGTAATTTAATATGTTATATTTTATTGCTGGTTGTATATTATTTGTTTTGTTAAATATTAGTGGTCAATTGAGTATTATTGTAAATAAATTAAAGTAAAAAAACGAATGGAGTGTGTATTAAATGTTTTTAGAAGAAGTTCTCCAAAAATCAATTAGTAATATATTAATTAAATATTATGGATTGATTAATAATTTTAATGATTGTGAAGAAGATATAAAATATCATAAATTTTTATCAGATATGTATCTGTCAAGAGGATTAGAAAGAACGAACTTCTTAAAGACAATTAGAATTATTAGGAATTTTAGAGCTGAAAAATATAATGATAAAGAAATATTTAAGATTATTAATATTATTGATAGTACAATAGATGATAATTATTTTAAGATGTGCTTAATGTTTATGAATGAAAGTGATAGGAAGTAAAGGGTGATTGTTCACCCTTTTTATGTTGCATATCAAAAGTGAAAATGGGGTGAAATTATATGATAAGAGGCGAAGAAGATAGTCTATCTCCTGCTCAGTTAAAATGTATCCAAATGCTTATAGATGGTTATAAAACCGATGAAATTGAGAAGGAAGTTGGATATAAGAGAACTCAAATATGGAGATGGAAAAAACAGAAGGCATTTATTGCAGAATGGGAAAAACGTAAACAGGATATTTCAGAATTTTTAAAAAGATCGGCTACAAAACGGTTTGAAAAGCTTCAGGATACAGCAATTGACGTATTAGCAGAGCTACTAAGCGATTCTAAGAATGATAATGTACGCATGGAGACAGCAAAAGAGATATTAAATAGGAATATTGGTAAGATTGCTAACAAACTAGAGGTGACTGAGAAGGAATACACTGAAGATAGTAATGCAGAATTGTTTGAAGGTATAGACAAATGGGATGAAGATAGTAAAGAATAAATGTACACGTAGAGCGTACAATTGTCTATCATATGTGTACTATGAATGTACAGTGTGCGTGTGCAGTAGACATTGCATCAATTAAAATCTTGATTTGATAGGTAAGATATATGTTAAATCCCTACAACCGTTGGGAGAGTAGGGTTGTAGCGTTTATAGTGAATGTTACATAATAGGATTGTGTAACATTCATTGAATTGTGTGCTTTACATAATGTTAGTTATCGGACTCAATGATATAGGCCCAATATGTTATTAATCATTAGTATTATTGATAGTATTATAATATAATATGATACCCATGCCCTTCTTTTGGGAATTCCTCAAATCCATGGGTAGTTACCTACAATAATTTTCACAATTTTTTTCTAGCATTTGAATCCAAAAATAAAAAAGGTGATGAAATGAACAACCAAATAGATACTCAAGACAACAATCAAACCCAAAACGATCAATACAACCTCCAAATTCTCCACAAATACCTAACACTACAATTAATAAAGGATTTAAATTATCCTAAAAATGCAGCAAAATTAAAAGCATCAGAATTAATAAAAAATTCCTCAAATCTATGGGGAAAGTCAGGTCTAGCTCACAACTTACAAAAAAAATCATTCATATTCTTTAATTTATATTATCTTCAAGATTTATTAGTAAATGGTTCAGACAAATATAAATTATCTCCATCACATTATGAAATATGGCAAGAATTGGAAGATTCTATACTTATAAAAAAATATCCAGAAAGAGTTTATGCTTGTCCTAGAGGATATGGTAAAACTTCAACAATTTCTATTCCATTAGTTATTTGGTGTTCAATAAATTCCTTCAAAAATTACACGGTTTTAGCATCAGCAGTAGCATTAACAGCAGAACAATTTCTTGCATCAATAAAAACTCATATAAAGGATAACCAGTTCATAATTAAATCATTCGGTCAACTAATTGATACTACAAAATATAAAGTCAATAGTGAAAAGATCCAATTGACAAATAAATGTGCTATAGAATCAATTTCTGCTTCTGGTGCAATTCGTGGTAAACAAAATGAATTAACTTCACGAAGAATTGAACTTTTAATTTGTGATGATTATCAAACTTCAGAGCAAACAAAAACACATGAGCAAAGAGAAAATAAATTTAGAACATTTAATGCAGATGCTAAAAAAGCTATGCAGAAAGATAACCAAACAATTATATGTTTAGGAACAGTCCAACATGCAGAATGTTTTTATTCTAGATTAATTGATGATCCTATATGGAAATCCAGAATTGAAAAAGCTGTATTAATGACAAAAGATAAAATTGATGAATTATTCAGTAATGGATTATGGAAAGAATTCCACACTCTATTAGTTAAT